CGCGGATAATGATGTCGTCGCCAAACACCCGTAGCCATTCAGCAGGAGGGACCTCGATCCTAATCGGGATACCATTGCAGAAGTCTTCGAATGTCAAACCCTGAATCCAGCACGAATAAGCCACAACGCCTACTGACGTAAAAATCACGTTTTGAGCGCCAAAGCAAACCGCGCTACCCATGGGGGCGAACTTTTTGGCCCGCACCCTTGAGTTGTCCGGAAGCTGTATGTCTGAGGTCCGACTACCACCAAGGTATACGAGCCAGTGATCACTGAAGATCCTGCGCACGAGTTCCCAGGCTATCGAATCCGAGGCAGATGCAAGATCAATTGTCGCGTGTGATTGCGAAGCCGAAGCCTCGACGCACAGTCTGCGATTATGGTTCTGATCGTTGAGGTCAACGAAGTCGGAAAGTCTTCCCTTCTTCATCGCCCGAGCCAACATCGACAGTACACCTTGTTGGATGTACATAAATGTCGTAGGCTCCATCCCGACACTACGCGCAGTTTTGTAGTTCTTACGAACCATCAGCACACGCGCAACATCGTCACTTACCAGGAAATCAGGAGAGACGCACCTCAGTAGGGGCTCTGGAAGAGCATATCTGAGGTATACTGACCCTTGAGCCGAGAGGAGGATCTCTTCGAAGAAAGGATGATAATGAAGCCATCCTTCTTTCTCGAGAATCGTCCGAACTCCGCGCTCTGCAACTGCACCGGGACCGTGTTTAAAAACGAGAACGTTGTCAGGCTCAGGCAACAAGCGTGAAACCGCCCTTCTTAACGGATCGGTGCGTTTCGTCGAAAAATCGATACTTCCCAAAAACGTCTCGCGCAGCTTCCAGTCATGGAGAGCTTTATCGAGAAACGCTTGTGAGAAGTAGTCGCCCTTCTTCGCAAACCATAGGAAGCTCAAGATATATTGCAGAGCCTCCATGTCACCAGTTTTCCAGAAGTAGTGATACTCTCGAAATATTGGTGTTCGCGCAAAGGCCTTATGAAGGGCCAGGCGCGAGGATCCGAAGTCATCCGATAACAGGGAACGACATAAGTCATCGCCAAG